CCAACAATCAAAACGGATCTCGGTGGCGTAAAACCGAATCCCGCCGGCAGTCTGTATCGCGGGCTCGTCGTGTTGCAGGCCAGTCTGATGGGTGACTTTGGGCTGACACCGAGCAGCAGGGTGCGACTTGGGACGAAAGCCGAAACGCCCAAAGACGATCTTGAAGCGTTCTTTGCCTCAGAAGGTGCCTAGTCTTTCGCCGGCTGGCGAGGCTAAGTACCGACGAGTGGTGCGGTTCTTTGAGGGTGTGCTGCGTCACTCAAAAGGACAGCACGCAGGCGAGCGATTCACGCTACTGCCGTGGCAGCACGACATTTTCCGCGAGCTCTTCGGCAGGCTGAAACCCGATGGCATGCGGCAGCGCCGAGTGGCCTACATTGAGGTGCCGAAGAAGAACGGAAAGAGCACGCTGCTTGCTGGCATCGCCCTGTACATGCTATTGGCCGACGAGGAGCCAGGGGCCGAAGTCTACGGGGCATGCACTGACCGAGAATCCGCTGGCATCATCTACAGGGAGGCCGCAGCGATGGTGCGGGCTTCGCCTGCCCTGTCCAAGGTGCTTGAGGTGGTGGACTCGCGGAAGACGATCATTCACCGGGCCAGCAACTCGTTTTACCGGGTGCTGAGTGCCGATGCGTTTCGGGCTGAAGGGCTGAACATTCACGCCCTGCTCTTTGACGAGCTCCACGCCCAACGCGATCGCCGCCTGTGGGACGCGCTCAGGTACGGCGGTGCTTCCCGCCGGCAGCCGCTGCTGCTGTCCATCACCACGGCCGGGGAGTTGGACCGCAAGGCTCTGTGGTGGGAACAGCGAACGTATGCCGAGCGGTGCAAGGCAGACCCAAAGCTAGACCCGGCCTTCTTCGGCTGTGTGTTCAAGGCCGACGAAGCCGATGACCCTTTTGCAGAGGCGACGTGGCACAAGGCTAACCCGTCGCTGGGGCACACCATCACGCTGGAGTCATTTGCGGCAGACGCACTAGAAGCCAAGAACAGTCCTTCAAAACTCAATTCTTTCTTGAGATATCGGCTTGACGTGGCCACGGCGTCAGACGTGCGATGGATTCTGCCCGACAAGTGGGCTGCGTGCGGCGGCGAGTTGCGACCACTCGACGGCCGCCAGGCGTACGTTGGACTGGACTTGTCGAGCACCACGGACCTGACCTGCGCCGTGTATCTCTTTCCTGACGATGATGGCACCTTTGACGTGCTGCCATTCTTTTGGGCTGCTTCCGAGAACGCCCAAGGCCGGGCACACCGGGATAAGGTGCCCTATCTGGACTGGGCCAAAGAACGCAACGAGTACGGGCCGCTGCTACGGCTCACGGACGGCAATGCCACCGACTACGACACCGTGCGGAGAGACATCAACGAAATCAGCAAGCGTTTCGTGATTCGGCAGATGGGAATTGATCCCTGGAATGCCCAACACGTCGCCCAGCAACTGCAAGCAGACGGCTATGACATCGTAGCCTTTAGGCAGGGCTTCGGCTCAATGTCGAGCCCAGCCAAGTTCTTGGAGACGTTGGTTCTCGGAGGCAAGCTGCGGCACGCCAATAACCAACTTCTCGGATGGATGGCCAATAACGTCGCCATTGAGATGAACCACGCCGGCGACATTAAGTTGAGCAAGAGCAAGAGCACCGAACGCATTGACGGCATGGTGGCACTCGTGGAAGCAGTTGGCCTGTGGCAGACGGCAACCGCACCGAAGCCAGAACAAACCTGGGACATCCACACGATATGATCGCCAACGCCGAGACGCCCGAGAAGTCGTACCGCATCATTGATCTGCGTGGCTCGTACGGCGACGGGTGGAGCGAGTCACCTGCTCGAGGCCCGGCCGGGGTTCGCATCACGCCTGAAACGGCGCTGATGTGCTCGGCGGTGCTGGCCTGCGTGCGGCTGATTGCCGAGAACGTGGCCACGATTCCGCTACACCTGTATCGGCGTCTGCAAGAGGGCGGCAAAGAGCGTGCCCGCGATCTGCCGCTGTATCGGATTCTTTCGCAGGCACCCAACGGCTGGCAAACGTCGTTTGAGTTTCGCGAAATGCTGACGGCCCACTGCCTGCTGTACGGCAACGCCTACGCTGAGATCCGCAGCGGTTCCGCCGGGGCTGTCACTGAGCTCTGGCCGCTGCACCCCAGCCGCATGACGGTGAAGCAGCTGGAGGACGGCACGCTGCGTTATTGCTACCGCGAGCAGAACGGCACCGAGTCTTACTACCGGCAGGATCAGATTTTCCACCTGCGGTGGCTGAGCCAAGACGGCGTGACTGGAATGCTGCCCATCACGCTCTCGCGTGACGCTATCGCCCTGGCCCAAGCCCTTGAGGCTCACGGCGGATCGTACTTCGGCAACGCCTGCCGGCTGTCGGGGCTGATGGAAAGCGACAACCCGATCACGGTTGAAACTGCCGAGCGGCTGCGTGAGCAGTTTGAGAGAATTCACAGGGGCGCTGACCGGGCTCATAGAACGGCCGTGCTGCCGCAGGGCGTGCATTGGAAGGACGTGCAGGCGTCCAACGAGGCGAGCCAGTTCCTTGAGACGCGGGCCTATCAGACGGTTGAGATTTGCCGTGCGTACCGGGTAGACCCGTCGTATGTGCAAGACAAAACCAAGGTTGGCTACGCAAGCCAGGAGCAGGCCGCCATCGACTTGGTGCAGCAGACGCTGTTGCCGTGGTTCCGCCGTTGGGAATCCGCCATCACACGCGACTTGGTGACGCAGGACGAGGTGTACTTCGCTGAGTTCGATACCCGTGGCCTGCTGCGTGGCGACTTGGCCGCCCAAGGTGCATGGCTGCAGACAATGCTCACGACCGGCATCTACAGCGTCAACGAGTGCCGCGAGGTTCTGAACATGAACCCGATTGGCCCAGAAGGCGATCAGCGGTACATGCAGATGAACTTGACCACGATGCAGGGCATCGCGGCCGATGCCAGCGTTGGTAATGCTGGCGAGCCTGCCCCGGCCGACAACCTGCCCGTGTCGTACACCGACGACTTGCTCAATGGCGTGACGCCGCCAGAAGGTGCCGTTAATCCTGTTAGCCCGGTGCCGCGTTCTGCCCCAGACGCCGTGGACGTTGGCGACTTTGTGTCGTGGAATTCGTCGGGCGGCCGTGGTCGTGGAAAGATTGACCGCGTGGTGCGCGACGGCACGATCAACGTGCCGGGCAGCAATTTCAATATTGAGGGAACTGCGGACGATCCAGCTGCGCTAATCAGCGTCTACCAAGAAGTTTCAGGCGGCTGGAAGAAGACCGACACGCAGGTAGGCCACAAGTTCTCAACGCTGACGAAGATTGACCCGCTGCCGCCCCCGCCGCCTGAAGAGAAGGCGAAGCCAAAACGTGGGAGCCGCAAGCGTGGCTAAGTACGACAACATCGACTTCACGCCACCTGATGGTGTCCGCAAGGAGGCCTCCAGAGGGCTGGCATGGCGCGACGAGTTCAACCGTGGCGGAACAGGCATTGGCGTGGCCCGTGCCCGTGACTTGTCCAACGGCACGAATATCAGCCCCGACACTGCACGCCGCATGGCGTCGTATTTCGCTCGTCATGAGGTGGACAAGAAGGGCCAAGGATTCCAGCCAAGCGAAGACGGGTTTCCCAGTGCTGGGCGTATCGCCTGGGCTCTGTGGGGCGGCGATCCCGGCCAGGCATGGGCAAACAAACTCACTCGGCAGATGGATGCCGCAGACAACGAGGGCCGAAACATGAACATTGAAATGGAACGCCGCTGCGTGGCTCTTCCGCTGACGCTCGAAACCCGAGAAGCCGGCAAGGCGTATATCGGGGGCTATGCGGCCAAGTACAACGTACGCAGCACGATGCTGGGCACGTTCCGCGAGCAGATCATGCCGGGGGCGTTTACCCGCGCTCTCAAAGAGCAGTCGCACCCGGTCGTGGCCCTGTGGAATCATGACCCCAACTACGTGCTGGGCTCAACACGCAGCGGCACGTTGACGGTGGACACCGATGACGAGGGCATGCGGTACAGCGTCGAGGTGCCAGACACGCAGTTGGGCCGGGATCTTTCCACGCTGATCGCTCGAGGTGACGTGTGGGGAAGTTCATTCGCATTCGTCATTGGCGAGGAGTCGTGGGACAAGGACGAAGATGGCACGGCCCTGCGTAGCGTGATTTCCGTGGAGGGCGTCTATGACGTTAGCCCAGTCCTGACGCCAGCGTATGAGCAGGCCACTACGGGCGTGGCGGTTCGCAGCTATGAGCGGTTTCTACAATCGCACCGACCGGCGCTGAAGCTGCCGGAACTTCGACGGGATGCGAAGTCTGAGAAGGCGATTCGTAGGTTTCTGAGGCAGCATGGCCACAAAGTCGGGTGATGTTTGCGGCCACTGCCGCTCTGCACGTCTTGGCGTGTATGCGTCTGTGGAAAAGGCGAACGTCTGCACGCGATATCTGCGGTGCCCGAACTGCCGGCACACTGCGAAGCAGTGCGTGAAGTCGTGCGAGATTCGCCGGCGCTCGTTACCTAACTAGGTAACTACTCGCAGCACGCATTCTGCAAGGAGTGCCAGCCAAGGCTCTACCGTGCGAATAGGTCACCACCTACCGCACACAGGAGCCACACACATGGCCGCCAGCAAGGTCAAAGAACTTCTCGACGAACTCGCCGCCACTCTCGCTGAGCTCGGCATGCTCGATGAAGAGGTTGCTGCTGACGAGGCTGTAGAGAACGCCGATGGCATGCCCGTTGAGGGCGAG